ACAGGTGGTATATCATCATAACCCTCCATAAAAATAGGATCATTTTGAACTACTTCTGTTTCTTCTTTAGGTAATAAATCTAATCCATCATATGCATTTTCAGATATAATAGGATTTATGTTAATAGGAGGAGCAGGAGGTAATTTATTATCATAAACAGGTAAATGATTATTATCTTTATCTACATGATCAGGGTCTATACCTATTGCATCAGGATATTTTTCTTTAAATTTTTTCCAGTATTCAGAATATACATCTTTTTCAGTCCAATATTTTTTTAAGTTTACTGGTTGTACTGGTTTTTTATATTGTAAAATATCATACCCTATCCAAGAGGCTTGTCCAGGTTTTTCACTAAAATCTTTTATAGTTTTAGCAGCTTTTTCATACTCTGCTTCATTTTTATATTTACTTTCTTTTCTAGTAAAAGTTTCTGCCCGTATAGGTTGAATATTTTTATTCTTAATTATTGTAATATCAGGTAATCCTTTATTTGAAATTTTATTATATCCAAAATCTGGTGTAACTTGTTTATATTCAATAGGATTATTAGGATTAGTTATTTTATATTTTTCAGATTTTTTAACTAAAGCTGGAGGACTAATAACTGGCACAGGATAAAATTTACCACTACTTATTATACTATTTTTTAAATTATTATTTAAAGTATACAAATTCAAACTATCATTATAAGCTTTTAATCTTGGGTCATTAGGATCTGTAACATAGATAGGATTTACTCCTCCTCCACCTGTTGGACCTCCATCTGCATACATACGAGCTTTATCAGTACCCATCTGATAGTTAGTTAAAGTTCTATCTGCTCCTGCATCATAAAAAGAAGGAGTAGTAGGTGTAGGAATAGAACTATTTGTTACCCATGAACCATCATCATAAGCATCAATCCATCCACCATCTTTATGTTGTATATCTTTAAATCCATATCTACCCATTATAGGATTAGGATTAAAAGGTGCATACTTTTGATACATTTGAGCATCTCCTTCTACAGTTCCAGGAATAGAATATTTTAAATCATCTGCTCCAGGAATAAATATTTTTTGTCCATTTCTTGTAGTTGTAATACCATTGTATAAAATATCTTGTGGTACAAACTGCATACTAGAACTTGCATTTGTAAGTACATTATCAGGTATATAGTTAGAATCTCTTTTTACCATATTAGCTAATGCAGCATTACTTTCTAAAACAGGTCTATTGTAATAATCAGATATTAAAGGATTATTTTCATTAATAGGAGTTTGAGGTTTTCTTAAAGGACCTTCATAAAGTTCAGGTATTTGAAAATCTCCAAACATATTTTGAGCCCAATGATAACCTTCATGTTTTAATATATTATCAGGAGAATTAGGGTCATCATTAATATTATAATAAATTGTATTACCTACAGGGTCATAATAACTTCTATTAGTAGTTCTATAAATAGTAGGTTTATTTTTAGGATTATCTAATGGATTATTTTCTCCTACTATACTACCATCTGCATGACTTCTAATCTTTCTTTCTTGTCTTAACATTTCAGCAGTAGGCTTACGTCCTGAACCACGATTAGCTCTTATATTATCCCATAGACCTCTACGAGAATAAGAACCATCAGCTCTTTTAATTAAACTTCCTTCGCCATACATATCTAACCAATTTTCCATATTATCTTGAATTTAAAGCGTAATTTGCTTTAGCAGAATGAACTACTAATTTATTATTTAAATTATTAGTGTATGTAGTATTATTATAACGCAATTCTATCATAAACCATTTATCTTTAAATCTTCGAGTCATAGAAGGTTTAATTGTAGATATGTTAGCTGGGTCAAATATACTTGTGTTTGGAGTTATTACTTTATCAGAAGGTATTCTAGTATTCCAAATACTTTTATGTTTTCTTGCATAATTAGTTCTACCACTATAATCTAATGTATTAGGAATTAATGTGAACCAATCTGTATTTTGATAATTATCATATACACGCATATCATCAAAGAAATCATAAAAATCTATTTGAGCTACTGCATCATATTGTAAATCATATGTCCCTAATCTATTAGGTTTAAATGCTTCTACTACAAATTCTAAATTATTTAATACTTTTTCTATTGTAGGATTAGAATTTAGAATAAAACTTAAAGTAGAAAAATCAGGAGTTTGATCATAGAATGTAGCATAATTACCATAATTATGAATATAAATTTCTTCATTATCTACTCCTAATACTACATTAGGATTAGGAGAGAAGATATTTAATTTATCATTAATATAAACTTTAGGGTAATGAGTGTATTCACCTACATAACCATCAAGTAAATCATTATAAACTAATGTAAGTTCTAAAGGAGTATCTTGACTAGCATCTAAGAAAGTCATATAAAATTCATTATGTCTAAAATCATATGTAGAATGTATACCTCTAAATCTATATGGATTATCATTAGTTTGAAGTACTCCATATAATCTACTATATAAGAAAGCATTTAATCCTTTTATATCAGACACAGGTTCTAGTCCTGAAGGTTTGTATCTATACATTTTTCTAGCAAGAGCATCAAACCATATAATACTATAGTCAGACACAGACATACTAAATTGATGTTTAGTTCCTGTCTTAGTAGAAATATAATCATACCTTTCTAAAATACCTGAACTACCTAATACTAAATCTGATGCAGTATTATCTCCACTTTGTACAACTTTTTGCTCATCAACTTGTGCTACTCCAAATCCTTTATCTTGAAAATAAAACATTTTATCTTGGAAGATAATAAGATTATTAATAGGACCATAAGCTGATTCTACATCTTTGTATAAATCTGGTTTATAAACACTCCATGATTCTACTTGCTCACCATCAGTCTTTTCTTGAGACCTCCATATTCTACAATCATATGTGTTAGGTATAATTGCATTAGGTGTTTTAGGAAAAAATCTATAAATACTTCTAGTATAATTATACAAGAATACAGAATCTATTCTAAAAGTTTCCCATTCTTCTATACGATTAGCATTACCCCAATCAACTGAATTAGTTGAAATATCAGGATTTTTATTTTTAGTAAAACGACTAAATCTATTAGTAACCTCTCCTGCATTACCAGATTCTTGAATAGTATCATGATAATATGTATCTCTTACTCTTCTATAATTAATAGGTATACTTGTCTCAACAGGAAATATAGAAGCTAACCATCTACTATAAACATTAGGACTTCTAAAATATATTGCTGGGAATACTCCAGAAGCCCAGTTTCCATTAGAAGGATTACATAATTCATGTCCTCCATATCCATCAAAAAAATCTAAAGTATTATCAAATAAAGTAATTACAGTATCTCCACCATAAACTATTGTTGAAGTAGTTCCAGTAGGAGAAACTCTAAAGAAATTATTACAAAAGATATATTCAGTATTAGCCCTAGAAAAATAAGAGTTACCACCATATACAGAATTATCTGGTATATTAGCTGTATAATTAGCTAGATAATTTCTCCATTTACTAGGATCACTAAAAAATTGATCTCTATTAAAAAAATTTCCTGATGCTGTACTCCAATCTAAATAAGATTGAGGACCATTTAATTCTACAAATAAATTTTTACCTGTAAATCCTAACATTAAAGTATCTCCTGCAGTATAAGCTCCAGTAGCCCATTGGCCTGAATTAATTTGATAACCTCCTGATGCTAAATGATAAGGTGCAGGATCTGATGGATTAGCATGATATACAATAGGTACAGACTGTACTATATTTATAGTATTTGTTGTATCTGTAACAGTAGTATTATATTTATTTTGATTAGTTGATGGGTTATTTAAAGATTGCGCTTTTACTACATCTATAATACCTACTCCTGTAGTATTTTTTATAGAATTAGGACTATCAATAGCTTCTATAAACTGATAGTTTTTTACAGCTTGAGCTAAATAGTAAAGATAACTTAAAGGACTTCCTCCACGATTATTTACTTCTGTTTTTATTCCACTACCAAGTCCATTAGTATTTTGTACACCTCCTTGTCCAGCAGCATTCCATTGAGGATACCCAGCATCTACTTCATCTAATAATCCTAAGAAATCTATTCTATGAGTATTATTCCATCCTGGAAATTTAGTAGATTCTATAATATTATTTGTAGGTTCATCTCCATCTATCCACTGCATAAATTCAGGACTGTGCATAGACCATAAATTATGATAAGCATAATTTTGATTATTAGGTCCATTATCATTTCCAAATTTTCCTGGAGGGCTTAAATAAGCATGAGTACCACTTTTAGGACTATCATTACAAAGTTTAAATGCAGGTCTTATTATACCTTGCCCTAAAATATGTTTATCTGAATCTGTTTTTTCAGCTCTAACTATTGAACCATGTGTAAAGACAGAATCTGGAGGATTTAATATAGTAACTTTTAATGCTAAAGGTTTAGCATATAAATAATTATTAGTAGAATCAAAATAAGTAAGATCAGAACAAAAAGGTTTATTAAACCAATCTATACCTATTCTAGTTCTATTTCCACCACCTGCATATGCTGGATTAGCATCATATGTAGTATCAGGCATCCATATATGAGGCATTCTAATATCTCCAATCCAATTTACATAAGTAGGATTATCTAGATTATCATAAAACACCATTCCAAATCTATACATCTCATCTCTTCTATATCCTACATATGTATCATATTTATAAGGAGAAGCATAATTTGTAAAAGAAGAACCTTGTGAATAATAAGGTGTAGTACCTAATGAATCAAATGTTACAAAGTCATTAGGAAAAGGTCTGGCAAAAGAAGAAGAAGTATTAGCATCATTTAATTTAACACTATCTAATACAAAAGAATCAGTATAAAACTCATATTCTAAATTAATACCTGAACCTCCTAATACATTTGAATTAACCTTATATAATAAATTTTTATCATCAGTTGGTGCTTGTTGACTATATGGTTGAATACAATCATGGTCTTTAGGTACAAGGTAAGGTGTAGGCATAGCTACTCCATTTACTGCAGTAATCATATAACCAAGGTCAGCATCTACAGTATATTCATTACCTTGACTATCATAAATAGAAGTTGTTTTTTCATTTATAGGAAATCTATAAACTCTAGTATCATATTCTACTTCTTGTCCTGTTACAGTAATATTACCTAAAAATAAAGTTTGTTTCTTAGCAGTTAATGTTTTACATCTTCTAATAGCTGTAGTAAAAGCTGTACTTTCTTCTAAAGTTATATCTACTGCATCTTCATTTCCCCAAATATAAGTATCAATCTTACCATCTGCAGGTATAGTTTCTTTTTTAACTATTTTTATTTCAGGTACATCATTATTACTTTTATAATAAATTGTAGCAAACTCTATTTCATTATAATTAGTATCTACATTATTTATGTTTATTCTTATACCTTTTCTAGAATTAATAGGAGTTCCTGTAGGAGGTGTACCATTAGTACTTGCAGTAACAGGATAATTTATAGTAGTTTTTATACCAGTAGTTCCTGGATAATACCCATCATAATCTGTACTTGTACCTGCTTCAAATAATGGAATGCTATTAGAAGGTCTACTAAATCTAGTTTCAGAATTATTTAAATTTTTTAATCTATAAATAACTTGATAAACTCCTGCATTTAAATCTCCTCCATCTACTATTTGAGTAATATAAGGTAATTCCATAGTAAGACTAGGAATTAAATTTAATTGGTCTATAGTTAAATTAGCAGTTACAGAAGCTTGAGAAGGAGCTACATTTATTTGTCTAGGTACATTATAATTATCTGTCCAATAAATTTTTTGAATATCTTTATTTTCATATCTAGCTTCTATCATACCTGGATTAGCAATAGGCCTCCATGTAGTAAAATCTAAAGCAGGATTATTATAAACTAATTCTATATTATATGTAGAAGGATTACTATAATCTCCCGTTTTATCATAAGTAAATCTCCATATTTGACCATCTCCTATTATATAAGCAGGGTCTTCAGGATCTTGTTGATTCGATGTAGTGAATAAATAAATATCTTCTCGTAATGTAGTCCATCCTATAATAATAGGAGCATCTACTCCATAATAATCATTTAATACTGTAGCTATAGTTAAATTTATAGGACGAGCAGTTACTTTAAAATAATCTAAGTAAAGTTCTAAAGAATAATTAGGATCAGTTGCTAAAGAAGTACGCTCTATAAAAATAATATAAACAGGTTTTTCTGTAGCTCCATTATTATAAGGAGTATCAGTAAAAGAAATAATACCTGTTACATTATTACTTGTAATTTTTAAATTATCTTGTCCTGGATTTAAAATTTGAGTATAAACTAAACCACAAGGTCTAGTCCCATCTAAAAATCCTGAAATATTTGTATCTGGATATTCATAAGTAAATGATGAATCAGACCATGAATCCCCCATGTATAAATAGACCTTTAAAGTCGTTACATAACTTCTAGTATCCATATTACCTATGGCATAACTAAAATCGTAATTCCAAGAATCTGCTGAATAATCTTCAATATTATACAAATTTTCTCCTATAACTGAATAAGAAATAATAGCAGTATTAGGCCTACTGTCAAAAACAGAATCTCTCCATAAATCATTATATAATAAAGTAGTAACTGCAGAAGTACCTGGAATTAAATTATAACTAGTATCATATACTCCAGTACCCATATTTACATACATATAATAATCTGGATCTGGGAGAAGAAAAGCTGGACTAGAACTTGAAGATTGGCAATATTTATTTTCTATCTTCCATTGATTAATAGGATCTGTAGCTCCATTAGTAAAAGTAGGACTAATACTAACAGCAGGTGCTAAAGAAGGAAATGTTCCACTAAAAGTATAAGTATTACTAGCATTGTTAAATTGCTGATATGATGGTGTATAAGGAACTATATTTTGAAACTCTTCATCAATAGGTGAAAAACCTAAAGAAGTAGTATCTACAGCACTTGTAGATGTAAGAGGTCCTATTGCAATACTTCCACATCCAGCTTCACCTGCTAGTAAACTTATATTACCATATAAATGTCCATTATCATTTACTACACTATATGTATTACCTATAACTGTAATTCCTGCAGCTAAAAATGCTGCATCAGTTTGAATAAATGTTACAAAGTCTTGTAATAATTGTTGATATGTAGTATATGTAAAACTAAAAGTAGTATATTCATCAACAATTTCTACATAAAATTGCATGCTATAGTCTTGTAATGTAAAAAGACCTTCTGTAATTTTAGTTATATCAAACTGTATAGTTTTTTTACAAGGTACATCAGGAACTTGTAAAGCAAATGTATTTCCTTTAATATTAGATCTAACAGCTAATGTAGCTCCATCATCTGTAGTTACTCTAAAATTTTTAGAATCATATACAACATTTGGTTGTACTTTACTAAAGGCCATGTCTTTATTTACAAGACCACCTAAATCTTTGAGTTCTTCAGCCATAATTTTTTATTAATATCTTCCTCTAAATCCTCTTGTATTTATTGTACTAAATGCAGTTCTAAAGTCTTCATTACGAACAACCATTTTAGTAAGTTGTCTACGTAGACTTTCTGCTTGATTAACATCAGGCATTTTAATATGAGAACTTGCAGATGCAACATCCCATTTCCAATCTTCTTCTGACTTCATATAAACTTTATCAGATAACATACCTTGTCTCCAAAGAATATAATCCATCTTTAATTGAAGATAAGATGAACAAGCTCTTTTATATTTTACATCATCAGGCACTAATGGAAATCCTTCTGCGTCTAATGGGAAAGCATAATAAGCCATACATACTTTACCTTCTTTAATATCAAAAGTAAGGTAGTTATTATTAATAGTAAATGTAGGAGGATTAGCTACAATTCTAGTATTTAATGGTAAAGCTTGTGGGGAAAAAATATTACCAAAGTTATCATAGAAATTATCCATTCTAGCACTTTGGTCTAAATTATAATCACAACATGAACCATCTAACATATGATGAAACAAGTTCTGAGAAGGTACTGCTAATACACCATCTATTGCTACAGCAATTAGTTTATGAAAATCTTCAGGTAACTCAATTCTATAATCTTGTAAATCATACGCAGGGTCACCATTAAGTCCTATAACTTTTGGTATGTATTGAAGTGGTGCTCCAATTAATTCCATACACTCATATATCCAATAAGCCCCATCACCTAAATTGAATAAATCATTGTATGCAGTATTTCTAAAAAAATTATTTATAATCTCTTTAGAAGATGTATAATTAGCTATTAACATTATGCAAAGTAATCTATATTAGTTGTTTTAATGAGCTTAGCAAGCTCTCTTTTTCTTTCACGAAGAGGTTCAAACTTATAGAAAGATTTACCAGTTGGTCCTTTTTTGCATAACCAATAAAATCTGTATCTACAGTTATCTCTATCTTCATTAAGGTGCTTTATAATTTTACCTGTCTTTTGGAAATAACCCCAATCAGTTTTTAAGTTTTTACTTTCATGTAAAAGACCTATATTCATTTGCTTCTTTTGTATCCTTATTTCACCTAAGTTATAAGGAACTGAGAAGGTTTTAGATTCATGAATAACTTGATGCATTATTTCTTCTAGACATTTAGTAGTAACTTTTTTATAGTCTTCCCAACTTAATGATAAGTCTTTAGGATTAGATGTACTAAACTTACTACCATGTGATTCAAAGTCAAACTTTTTTAAATAAGAAGTGTAGGCTGATTTTAGATTCTTATCAACCTTATATTTACCTACACCTCTTTTTGAAAGTTTACTCATTATGTTTTTCCTCCTCCTTCTTCAGTTTTACTTTGTTCTTCTAAAGCTTGATTACCACTGTTAGTTCTATCTTGTGGAACTTTAATAGCTAAGCTTAATTCTTCTACTACCATTTTAATAGCAGGATCTATAAGATGTGAAGACATAGGATAAGTACTATCCCAATCAAAACATGCATTACCTGCACAATCATCATAATTGATTATTTCATTTGGTTGTTCAAATATACCAGTTACTGAAATATTCTCAATATATGGAGCATCTATAACATAGATGTAGTTATTAAATAAAGTAGCAAATGGTCTTTTAAATCTAGTATATGTAGCATATGGTACTCTAGTATAAGGAATAAACTCATATGTAAACCCACCAAACTCTGAACTACCTATAGCTGTAATTAAATCTTTGTTCTTACCTTCAATAGGTTTAGGAATTTGCTGAGTTGTTTTGTATACTTTACAATCTAAAGGAATACTACTATCAAAAGAAGTATCTGTAGAATTAACAGGTAAACACTTAATAGTTTGTACATTATTATCAGATAAAGACTGCCCTTTATTAATTTGTTGTCTTAATAATGTAGCACGAGCCGCATCAATAAGAAAGGCTACTTGTCTATCTGATATTTTATCATCATCAGTAATTAATCCTCCTCTTAGGATTGACTTCACTGTGTATATTAGTTCCCTTTGGGTTGCCATGATTTACTTTTTTATTGTTACTTTTTTTCTTTAGTTGAGGTAACTCAGGTAGAGTTTTTTCTATTTCTAAGTCATCTTCTTCTGGTATATCCTCAACCCAATGTGCAGATTTAGGCTTTACCTTTTTCATATTAGTCGAATATATTAACTTGAAAATATCCTTCTAATCCTTTTTCTTTATTCCAAAGATATGCCTGAGCAGCTTTCATGTGGGAATAACCCATCATTTTATGCCAGTCATCAGTGATACAAATACTAGGAAGGAATCTAGTTTTTATACCACAAAACTCATTCAGCATTTCCTTATGAAAATGTCCTAAATGAGCTTCTCTGTATTTAGTACGAGCAAACATCTCTGGTTGTTCAGTAGCCATAATTAACGGAAGATTAGCAGTTTTCTCTTTATCTCCATGTGTAAACATAAGCATATTTACACCATATTCAAAATATTTTCTGTAATCACCTGAGTTATTTACAGAGACATTTTTATTGCCTTTGAAATATGCAGCTAATACTTCACCTGCATAAAACATTCTCTCCATATCATGGTTACCTGGAACCACAATAACATCTACTTTATAAGTTTTAGAAAGAACTTGAATTAAGGCAGTCATTGTAGCCCAATAATGCCTAAATGAAGTTTGCCAATCTACAGAGTCTTCTTGAGGAGTACCACCTGTAGTAGTCTTTCTTTTTCCTTCAGAATTCATACCATCATTCCCAACAGGAAGTAGTATTCTTTCTACGCCAAATCTCTCAGCTTTTTCTAAGAGATTATATACACATTCTAAGAACCTTGTTGAAAGTTCTTCTATATCACCTTTACCAAAATGCAAATCAGGTAAGCTTATTTCTAGACAAACATCACCTGACTCTATTACTTTGTTATTTATTGTTTGTAAACTTCCTAACAATGATAGTTCATCTAAAAATTTCTTTTTAAACTCTCCCCACTGTTCTTCAAAATTTACATCAAATTGCAATGATTCTCTCCAAGAACCATCATACACTTGCCACATTTTGCCCCTTACTAAACTACCTTTGTAGCCTTCAGGAGTATTTACTTCTTGTTGAGTTCTATACTCTTTTATTATTCGAGCTTTTACAAATCTTTGTCTTACTCCAGCTGCTACATTATAATTAACATTAAATGTATCTACTATATCTCGGATTGTACTTTCAGGATTCTTTTCTAAATAAGCTCTAATTTTACTATTTATGTCTTCAGACATGTATTAAGGTTTTACATAACCTCTTCATCTGGATTATCTACTCTATTTACATCTGTATAAGTAGGATAATAACTATCAGTAAAGTCTCTCATTCCGAATCTACTTCTAAATAACTCTACTATGTTCTCTGCTGTTAAAAAACCTAAGCCTAAAAGTACGATTGTAGCATAGATAATAACATACTCTTTTTGTATAGACATTCCATTAATTAAATGTACAACAAATCCTATATTAAAAAGAACAAATGCTATGAACACAGTAAGCTTTCTTGCTGATACTTTTCCCTTTCTTTCAAAGGATTGTAGTAACCATACTAAGAAATTATTCATGGTGTAAAATATAATTTTGATTCAATTTGTCGTCTTTTAATTAATCCATTAATAACTTTTCCTCCACCTCTAACCCACTTCATAAATTGATTAGCTATTTCAGGATTATCAGGATTTTTATTTATAAGACGTAGTAAAGTGGATTTTCTAAAGTTTGTTACTCCTACATTATAAGCAAAGCTTGTTAATGCATCAAATTGATTCTGAGATATATGTGGAATAACTAAACTTGTTACAGCTTTTTCATAAGTATGAACCATGTTACTTAAAAGTTGCTCTGCCCATTCTTCTGAAATAGGCGCATCATTCATAGTAACCTTAGTACCATTTGTATAATATGTAGCTCCATACCCAATAGTAGGAACTCCCGCAGGACAGAGGTAAGGTTTTGCAGAAAAACCTTCAAACTTTTTAATTAAGTCTAAACCTTTTTGACTTATTTTCATGATTACTTATTTCCTTTTAAAAACTTCTTCTTATACCAAGCAGTCAATTTAGTTCTAAGAGGACTACCTATCATAGTATCTAATCCTACAATAACTGCAAGTAAATAAGAAAGAGCTTGTAAGAATAATACTACATCACTCATTGCAGGTAAGAAACTTATAATCTTACCTAATATTACAAAACAAATTGTTAAACTTGTTCCTTCTATACTGGTCATATCTAAATTTGGGGAATGCATATTTTTATTTTAAATGTCTTTTGTTATAATATCATATTTTGAATTACAACCGCACTGATCACATAGTTCTAGAGTTTGCTGAATTATATCAGTCATTTCATCTTCTGTAAGACAAGTAGTAAAGTTATAAGGGGGATTAATAGTTCTTACTGCTCTAGCTCTTCTACCAGCTCCTCCAGGAGTTTTGTTTAAATAAGTACTTAAACCTGTAAGCATATTAATCACATAAGCTTGGCTATTATTAAGTGGATTAGAATCTAATCCATAATAATAGCTAGTAGGACTTGCTGAAAATCCACCTATTGTAGAATACATAGTTTGTATAACAACTAATTCTTCAGCAGTAGGCAATCTCCAACCATCTCCTATACTAAAAGCATCATTTGTATAATTAGTCCAAGAGTTATTTGTAACAGTCCCACTATCATAAAATAGATCTGTAGGATAAACTTCAAATGTTACATTATATTGAGCAGGAATATCATAAACAGTATTATAATATTTCTTAAGAATATTTACTAATGCTAATATGTAACGTACATTTTTATATGTAGTAAACCTATTAGGTTTAGTAAACATTTCTTCCTTTAGTCCTTTATAGGCTAAATCAGCTGCACAGCATTGTGCATTATTTATAATAGTTTCAAACTCTGTTTTAACCCAAGCCATATTAACAATTTAAACAATTTTGTTCACTACAAATCCATTGAGCTTTAGATAAATGCTTAGCAGCCATATTATTTTTACCACAAGCATTTGCATACTCTGCAGCTTTTAAATAACTCTCAGCTTCTAAAGCTTTATTTAATTTTTCATTTTTACAATCTGTACAATCAGACTGAGAAGCTAAATGAAACAACTTATCTACACAACATGCTGTACTAGTAGTAACTAATAAATAATATTTAGCAGAATAAAGTGTAGTTACTTTAGTACTAGGATTTACATAATTTATAGTATATGTAAATGTATATACTCCATCAGGCATATTTTCAGGAGTAGCAGTTGAACTATAAGTAGCTGTATACCCTGTACCTGAGTAATAATATAAATAATCTTCTTGTAATCCTGATGTATCAGGAAATTGTGTGCCTCCTAAACTAGGATCATAACTAAAAAGAGTTATAGTAGTATCATCAGGAGTCAATACAGTTAATAAAGCTCCTGGTGTAGGAGATACAGTTTGACAATCTGTTATAGCAGGATTAGGTGTTCCCCAACCTGTTACATTAAAACTAGCATTGTATGCTCCTGTAGTTTCTGTAAAGATTAACTTCTTAGCATCTGTTGATATTTTAGGAAGTATACTTAATTGAAGACCCATTTTATTTTTATTTATTAATTTCTTATATTTTAAAAAAGGGGTAGGCTAAATATAAACCTACCCCTTTTAAACAAACAATAATCTAAAGTCAGTAATATATGTTAGATTACATTACAGTTACAGTAGTTCCTGTCCAGTCATTTAATGCTGTTTGAACACCTGTATTAGTCGCAATTCCTTGATTTGCACCTGCAGGAATCATGATTTTTACAAGTTGAGGCATAGTAGAAACTGCAACTACAGTAGCTTGATCTTGAGAATAAAATTCAAGAGTTAATGTAGAATAATTTACTGCAGAAGTTGGGAAAATATCACCATTATTCTGAGTATATACAGGAGTAGCTGTACCAGCACCTACAGTTACACCAGATGCAGCTGCAACAGTACTAGCAATTGTGAAAGTAGTTGCAGAAGGAACTGCTACAACTTGTGCAGTAACAGGGTTACCTACAGCAGGTGTAGTTACACCAGCAATAGTTACACTTTGTCCTACTACAAAGTTATGAGCTGCTGCAGTAGTAAATGTAGCAAATGCTCCAGTAGTTACATAAGCAGAACCTACGCTAATAGTAGCAGCTGCAGTTGCACCTACTGTATTACTAACTGAACCATCTGCAGTAAAAGTTTCATTAGCTAAAGGCAATGGAACAGTCATACGGTTTAATGCTCCTTCAAATCCTTTGCTAAATGATTCTTCTTCTAATACTAAACGACCATCACCATTTCCATAACCCATTTCTTGGCTCTTAGTAATAACAGTAGAACCAAATCCACTCATTTGAAGAGTAAATGAAGTACGCTTAAATTTAAAGAAGTCACGACGGAAAGGTAAAGCTTTACCTGTAAAACGAACTCCCCAAGATGCACCTGTAGTTACAAGACCATGGTCAGCATTAGGAAGAGTTGTATTACTAGGACCTGCATAAGGTTGATCTAAAATCCATGCAAAAGGAATAGTAGGGTGAGCTCCTTGTACAGTGTACACAGGAACTGTAGTACCAATTGCAGAACCTGTAGCTCCTAAACGAACTACTGAACCTGCTGCAACACCTGTAGCAGTATTTGAGTAAACTACTACATTAGAACCATGTGTAACATTTGCAGTAATAGCTCCAATTGTAGCAGCTGTACCTGAGTTTAACATAGCAGCTGTAATAGAAATACCATCAATAGTATATTTCTTCATTACATTCTTAACAATAGCTTTTGCTAAGTCTTGCTGAGAAGTAACTAAGTTATTAGGAACTGAAGTTACATTCTTTTTCTTTTGTGTAGACCATACCATATCATCTTGGTTCTCAATTAAAGTTAATTGAAAGTCAAGACCTGCAGTAATGTCTAATACATTAGAACCAGAACCAGTATAACCAATATGATAAATTTGCTCTTGACCAAAAGTAAATGCTTTACCACGGTAAGCTGTTAATTTATTATAATTGATTTTTGAAGACCAAACTAAGTTGTCTCCATTACGTTGAACAACTTGAATAAAAGGTGAAGTGATGTTACTCATAGAAGAAGCATCATATACTACACCTGCACTATTTACAACTACAACCTCCCCATCTGCAATATAACCAGATGCATTAGGATTTGTTACTTGCGTAGCTGCACGACTAATGTTTTTTCCAACAAAAGTCTCTTGGATATTTTGAACACTTAATACGCTCATTTTGATTTAAATTTTAAAGGTTAATAAATTAAAGAATTATAAATTTGAAGATTAATGTCCCACTAAGAGCATTTGTACCATCAAAGTTTCTAAAGGTAATTACAAAACTACCATTACCAGGTACTACTCTTAAAATAAGAGGTAATCCTGCAGAATTAGTACCACCTGCAATATTAACTAATACTGTACTATTTGCAGTACAATAAGCATCTGTTACAGTATAAGTAACAGAAGTATTAGCAGCTGTGCTTAAACTAGCTGTAGTAATAGTACCACTATAAGCATTTATAGTAGCAGCAGTTCCACTACCTGTAACTGCATTAGCTGCAGTAGTTACATCTGACCTATTGTTAACCCAATCAATAATAGGATTAACATCAGATGCACGAGCTGGCTGATTATTGCCAGTACCACCTTCAAGCTGAACTAATCTTCTTGAGATGGTTTTTATTTTTTGAAGTAAAGCCATTTTTTTAAATTTGTTTTACGAGTTTATCTAATTGTTCTAATTGTAATCTTGGGTCGCCAAGAGTCTTCATTGCTAATCCTACAGCCATTTCTACAATTTTAGTAGCAGCTTTAGAAAGTAACTCACAATTTTGGTTTATATTATATCCTAAACTAGTGCTAGAATATTTTGTACCATATTGAATTTTAATAGGTTCTTTAATGCAATCTAAATAATAAGTATTTATTGTACATCCTGTATAACCAATTACTTCAAAATAATGAGTTGTTCTTGCAACAGTAGCTTGAGCATAAAGTGGTGGAATAGGTAATACTCCAGGAGTAGTTAAACCACTAGTAGTATAATAACTAAATCCTGATCCTGATGCTGTAGCTATTTGAAAAGTTCCATTATATCCTGGAGTTGTTACTCCTGAAATAGTTACTATTTCACCAGCTACAAAACTATTTACAGCAGTTACATTTACTATATTTCCTGCAGGTTGACTAATTCCTGTAATATTTACAGCTACATTAGTAGTTGTATAGTCACTAGTAAGTCTAATAATCTCTTCTTTCCAAGGTTGCTTGAATGGATTATTTACGACCTTATTATACTCATCTCTAGTCATAGGAATTACAGGAACTCTTTTAGTTACTGTATTACCACAATCTGTATAAGTAATACTAGCTTCTTCTAACAAAGCTAATCTATAGTCATACCCATTTGTAAAGAACGTAGGTAAAGGAACTCTTTGACCTGAAGGTTTATTACCCACTAGAAAAGATGGACTACTAACTGTATAAGATTTAGTTATATCTTTAGTAAAGTCCATCCAATCTTGGGATTTTTCTAAGCCATCTTCTGTTAAAGTTTTTAAGAATTGATAATAAGCATTGTTCAAATATATGTCAATCTCTTCTGCAGTTAGCTCAGGAGCATAGTTATTACTCTGCTTGTCTAACCAGTGAAGAAACTGCTCATGCATTTGTTCAATAGTCATTATCATCTTACTTAACAGCTTTTAATTTAGCAAGTAAACCAATCTTTGTATCTTGGAAGTCATCAGATCTTAGCTTGTTAATTACCTCTAATTTAGTAGTGCCTAGCTCTACTCCACCATTGATAAAAAACTTACCACCTTTTCTAACAACTATATTGTTACTAATGAAATCTTCTAGTAAGATAAAGTCCTTATAATAAGGATTTTCAAATGTTTGAAGGAATTCTTCAGGACGTGCTTCAACAATATTTCCTAAAGTCTGGTCAATTAAATCAGGTTTAGTTGTACTATCTACTTTCATTGCACCTTCGTCAAATACCTTTAAGTAATTTGCTTTATCAGCTAGACTCATTCCACTAAATTTAACATAAGCTTTAGTTTTAAGATTAATCTTTTCAGTATCATACTTAGCTTCTTGGTCTACTGAAGTAAGAAGTACATCAGCCATTGCATTAATAGCTAAATCTTCTTTTCCTTTAGCAACTCTATGAGAAGCACTAAGAATCTTAAACCAAAGTTTATGTTTAACATTATTATCACAATCAAGTGTTAAACCCTCTTTAGGTACTTTAATTGCATTTCTATGTTCAGCCCAAAACTTTTTATTATACGGTGATAATGAACCTGGTTGTACGAACATCTCTGCTTCAAATGCAATTCTTTCTTCCTCTGATAAACCTGTTATCACAATATCAGAATTATCCCTAGCTCTAGCTGGTACTATCCAAATCTGAGAACCAGAGAAGATAGTATTACCATCATGGTTAGGGTTAATGGCGTGAAGCCAAGACTTTCTGCAAGGCTTCACTGACCATTTACCTGATATTTTAGAAAGAGGACTTTCCACTTTATTGTTTTTTATATTTTCAACTACACTTTTCTCCATCACAATTAGAATTTAAAATTATTAATAAGTAATATCTGGAATTAATTCACAAGCACTTAATGGGTTCTTCAACATAATACCTTGCGTAGCTTGGCAATACATTTCATATCCATCAACAGGAGAAGCTCCCATACCACCATTTTGAGGACCAAAAGGTGTAGTTGAACCTGGAACATACCATTTAATTTCTGAACGTCCTTTAGGAGCTACTTTCTGAATGTTTGGCTCACCATTAGTTGTTCCAATATTGAAGATAGTCATACGATAGTTCTCAGTATAACCTCCATCAGGATGCTCCATACGGTGCAATACTGCATCATCATACTGTGGCATATGAGCTACAGTAATCTTGATACCTTGAGGTCCTAAGAACTGCTTGTATTGGCCTCCTAATGTCTTGTTCTGACCTGCGCCTTTAATACGCTCAGTATCTCCAAGAGGAATTAATACTCCAATCTTATCTTCAATTAATTTGTGGAATTGAATCATACCACGCTCACCTGTTAGAATTAAGAATTCACGCTCATCTTCAGGTAAAATGTTAATAGACAAGTTAGTCATAACTTCTAACAAATAATCTAATGTTAGAGTATTATAGTAAAACTTGTATGTCGGAGAGATTTGCTCACGTAAACCTGCACCTTGCTTAATAGGGAATCCATTAGGAGCTTTTTGAGTGAAAGTACCATCAGCATTGCTGTTTAATGTAGAGTACATTAATTGGTTAGCTTTCTCCTTAGCCCATTGGAAGTTAAATTCCATCTCTTGCCATTTAGTCCAAACAGTTACAGATTTTCCTTCTGAACCTGTCATCTTAATTAACAAAGGACGGTCTTGCATATTTCCAGGTACTACATACTTCTTAGATAAAGTAGAGAACTGGTTACGCATTTCAAACATTGAGCTGAATTGAGTCTCACCATATTGGTCATTCAACGTGTTTGTAACTGAGTTATACAACTTAGCTACTTTACGTCCTGCACGAAGTAATTCAGTAGGAGTAAAATAAGTTGCATCAGCACGCATGTGACGAACAGTATACACCCAATTTGTACCATCAGGGCGACCATCATCTTCAATACGTACTCCATGATCTACATCATCAAAAGATACATAGTCAGAAGCTACAAAGAACTTTTCAGCTAATGTAATTTCATAAGTAACTTTACCTAATCCAGGAGTTGGATTTGATGAAGGACCAGAAACAATAGTAATAGCACGACGGCTATCACCTTTTAACATCCACTTATATTCACCATCATGATCAAACAATTTAGTAGGGTATTTAGAAAGGAAAGAATCCAATCCAATATAACCCATACGGTTGAATACTTCAGTTACAATATCTGAAGCTAATTGTACGTCATTTTGGTAAATAGCGTATAAGTGGTTTTCAGTAGTTAAGCCAGCCCAAGACTTAGCATAACTAACCTGCAAGGAATTTAATTTTTGAGTTGCAGCCATTTAACAATTTAATTTAAGTTAGTAATTAGAATTTATAAGATTTTTTAGACTGGTCAATTGCCTTTTTGATAACTGACATATCTATTTTATTATTTTTAGAACTAGTATTTTCAGTATTGATAATACTTTTAGTTTTTTGTGCGGCTTTAGTATAAGCTTTTCTTTCTACTGCATCTAGTTTACCTTCTAGTTGCATTACAAATTGAGCTACTGCAAGCTGCATTTCTTTAGAAGACATTCTATTTTCAAGTTCTGTACGACCATTTCTATCTCTACGAGTAATAGCCATAAATAACTTTTCTTTATCCTGTCTTTGAAGAGGTACACCAGGGATAAATCCTTCTGCTGTATCTATATCTTTTTTAAGCTGATTAATTTGAGCATTGTATTGCTGTTGTGCAGCTAATTGTCTTTGCTCAGCTTCATAACCTAATTGTTGCTGATAAGAATACTCATATTTCTTAAGTTTCTTAAGAGCTACTTTAGCTTCTTTCTCTAATAATAAACCATCTTTATAAGAATCAATCTTCTCTTTAATTTCTTCAGGGTCATGGTCTTGTAAAGCAAGCCATTGTCCTACTAAATTTTCTTGAAGGCCTTCATCTTCTTTTAGTATTTCATCATTAATAGAAGCAAAAGATTCTTGACGAGCTTTAGAATTAAGTAAATCATTTAATGGAACACCTCTCATGTACCCATCTGCTAAATACTTAATCTCATCAGGCAAAGCATTAAATGCTTCAGCTTTTACTTTTTCAAAGAACTTATCTCTAAAGTAATCCTCAGAGGATTGAAAGTCTTTCTCATCATAATCAAAGATTCCTAATTCATGGGCCCATTTAGCAATTTCTCGCAATGAATCTCCATCTTCAGAACCTTCATTATTTTCAGAACTTTCAGAGCTTGGAGAATCCTCCATCTCTACTTCTTCATTAGGGTCAAAAGTATCAATACTTTCAACCTCTTGTAAGGCTGCTTCTTCAAGCTCATCCTTACTTTCTTTTTCTACCTTTTCCTCGAAGCTTTCAATACTTTCTACTTCAGGAATTGTAATCTTGTCTAATACAGACAAATCTAATTTAGTCTCTTGATTCATATTTATTTTTCTTTACAACTTACAACTTCACCTATGAAGACACACAAAAATAATTTTACTATACATCTTTAAACAATAGTTAGCTTAACTTTTTTATGAGTCTCTATAGCATTTTATCTATTTACCTTGACCACGGTATGATTTTTTGTAATTTTTAGAAGCTTTTAAACCACTTGTATTCTTTTTACTATGGACTCCTGGTCTTCTTTTTTTAGCTTTCTTCTTATATGAAGAAATGTTAGTTTTACTACTTGTAGCTTTTTTTGCCATTATCTTATTTCTCTAAATTTAATTGATGCGTAACATATTTGTGTACCACTTAATGAAGTAGCTTTTAAGGTTAATGTACCTAAAGACCTAACAGCTCCTGCTTGATTTAATGTAATTGGATACCTAGACACAATAGCTGTATTAGTAACAGCTTTAGCACTTCCTGAAGATGCTATATAACCTCCATCTATGATTATACTAGGACTACCACTTAATGTACCTGCTACATTATATTCAGAACTTGAATAAGTAGTATTAACATTATTATATGTAGTAGTTCCACTAATAGCTTGCCCTAAACATAGTTGCCATTGTACAGGTTGATTACCTGCATTATAAACTTCTACATCTATATAAGCTACTCTTGTTCTATTAGGTTTTCCATTAAATGTAGTTTTAGGTCTAAGACTTAACATATGTGTACCACCTGTACCTACACTAACTGCGCCAGTATCTTGTTGAAATGTATAACCAAATACATTTATATCTTCTGTACCTCCTTCTGATATTACAGCAGAACAAATAAAATTCATTGTAGTACTAACTGTATTAGTACAAGTCATTCCGCATCTTACAGGAAGATTAGCTGTTTGAATATATGGATAAGCAGAAAGATTTGCATGAAGAAACTCATGACAATAAACAATACTACCTCCTATATCAAATCCTACTCTAACTCTACCTGCATATAATGCTTGTATATCTATAACAAGAATTTGTGTTCTAGCTATATCAAGAGTTACACCACTTAATCCTGTACCATCTAATGGATCTAAATTCCAATCTGCTTGAACAACTGTCTCATCTCCTAAAGTAGTATCAGAATAAAGAGTAAATTGATTTATACCTCCATTTACTTGAAATTCTATACCATTATTACCATCTGAATATCCTGCAAACTTTAATACATTAGTTACAGCTTCTATCATATTAAAAGTTACAAAGATTAATTGAGACCTACCTGGTTGATAAGGTAAGTACTCAAAACTTTGCATATAAGCTTTTCCTCCTGTTGGAGTAGAACTAAAAGTCATTAAAGCACATCTATTAGTAGCATCATGTGTTATAGTAGCACCTAAACCACTTACAAGTTGTTCTAATAAAATAGGAGCTAAGTCATAAGTAAGTTGAGAATTAAATAAAATTAAAGGGTTACTTACTCTTAATCTACTAAACGCATCTAAATTTGCAGAGTCTGCTAAAATAACATCATTTGTAATTGTAGATGTAATATTAGTTGTAGTAGTATTATCTATTGTATTAGTAGTTGTAGTAGCATTTTGTACTTTAGTTAACCTACCTTCTTTAGTGCCTACATATACTTCTCCATTAGTATCAACATATTTATAGTTGTACTTAGCTTGTTTATTAACATGTATATTAGATAATACTGGACCCATAATTATTCATTATTGATCTACTACTTTTATAGTAGCAGATGCTATAAGTTGAGGACTTACATTATTATATATGTCTAAAGTTGCTGAATCAAAACTTCCATTAACATAAGGACTAGTTTTAAATACAGCAAAAGTAAGAAAATCTCCATTTGCTACACTAATAAGTGTACCACTACCTGGTGTAACAATTTCAGTAAAAGCTGGAGTAAATGCATCAGGTGTAGTTGTTTGGCCACTTAAAATAGTAGAACCTGTTCCAGTAATACCAGAATAATTTTTAGCATAAAATACTCTAGGTAAACTTACACCAGAAGTTAAATACCAATTTAAATAAACATAAGCAGTAGGACTCGCAGGTAAATTACTTATTTGAACAGTTTGTAATGTATAATTATACACCCCTCCTGTTCTACTGCAACCAATTTGTCCGGAAAAGATTGGAGTTACAAAAGGTCCTGCTGTTATAGTAACTGTATCTAAAAGTGTATCATTATTAGAAGCATTATAAACTGTAACATCTCTAGATACTTCTGCTGGTCCTAATCTAAACCACATATAAGTATTTTTATTTACAGTTATAGTAAAATCTAAAGATGTATATGTAGTTATAGTAGCACCTCCTGCTAAACTAGGATCATTAATACTATTAGTAATAACTCGAAAAGTACCATTACCATTTGTAAGAAATGGATTTTGTTGGATATTACTTGATACTATTCTTAAGTTTACAGTTGATTGAGTCTGTGCCCAAGTTATAAGACCTGAACTTGTAGTAGTAGTATTAATTGCAGTAGCATTAGGCCAATTAACAGCACTTAATGAAATTGGAGTAACTGCTGCTCCATTAGGGTGCATAAATCCTATTTTAAACATAGCTTATTATGATAAATCTCCTGTTAAAAACCACTCAGTATCTGATATTTTTATTATGGTAGCACCAGTATATTGGTTAGTTAAATTTAAAGTGCCTCCTTTACTACGAATAAAACTATTAGAACCTGCTGCAAAAGTTACAGTATTAGCACCTCCACTTAAACGTACAAAATCAATTTGTGAGCCAATAGGTATACTAAGAGCAGCTAAAGTAACAGTAATAGGTGCAGTTGGGTTTAATAAAAGTACAAAACCTTTATCTTCATTAGTTATAGTATAAGTAGTACTAGTTACAGTTTTTAAATAATTTACTCCACGTTTAGGATCTACTTTAGGATAATCACGTGTTTTGGTGGTAGATAAACTCATTTCTTATCGTATTTATTTTTATTTGTTTTAGCAACTCTTAAAGCTGTCTCAGCTTTCATTTTTTCAACCCTTTCTCTAGATTGAATTTCTTTTTCTTTTATACTTAATTCTTGTTTAGCTAAAGTCTCTTCCTTAGCAATTTTCATTCTTTCTGTCTCAAGCTTCATCTTTTCTGTAAAAGATTTAGACATTTCAGATTGTTGCTTAAGTGCATGATTAGCTATTTCCATAGGGTCAGGAATTTGATTCATGTTTAAATCTAATTCTTGTTGACGTGCATATACTCCTATTTCTGCAACTTGAATCTTAGTTTGATTATTTGTATCTGTAATATACTGTTGCATTTGCATATCTTCTTGATGCATTTGTTGTTGTGCAGCAATTTGTTGCTGTTGCATCTGAGCTTGTTGCTCTTGTTGAGCTTGCTGCTGTTGCATCTTCTCATCATAGTAAGCTTTAAGAGTAGCACGAATTTCAGATACAGATTCTGTAGTATAAATATCTGCAATTTGATGAAATGCCATTTGATCATTTTGAAGAGCAAACTTCATATGTTCTTTCATAGCTTGGAACACTTCCATGTCCTTATTATCATCAGTTACAAACACTCCATAATCTGCATTATTAAATTCTTCTCCATCTACCTGAAACATAACAGTCTGTAAATCATCTGTTACATATTGTAATGTTTTACTACCATCTTTATATACATCTTTAGCTACTTCAAGTAAAGCCTCACATACATCCAACTTAGTTAAGTTGTGCATTCTAAATAAATCCTCAGTAACTAAAGAAGATTGAGTAATACTTCTTTCTACATTACCTACTAATTCTTGATTAGAAATAGCACCTAGACGTTGTGGAGGAACACCTGCAGTATTTTGAATTTTTCTTTCAATTTCTTGAAGAAGATTAATATTAAATTGAATGTAACTACCCATTTCAAGATTTAACTCTTTATTCTGAGTAGACATGTTCTGATTAATACCCATACGCTTGTTACCCTCATTCATAGAGTTAACAAAACCTACACGCATTGCACGAGCATAGTACATCCACTTATCTATTTCCCAACCATCAGGTATCATAGATACATCTAACAAAGCAATTCTACCTATATTAGTAGCTAATGCTAATTCTGTATCATACCAAATAATAAAGTATAAGTAAATCCAAGGAACTAAACGGTCCATAAGACTTGTACTTTGAGTATTTGTAGCAGAACACATTCTACCAAAATAACCAGACTTACATTTAGACATGTTATCCATAGATCTAAATTGTTGTGGTCTACGACGTATCATTGGTTCAATGTACATATCCATACCAATACGTACACCTTCCCAATATTCAGATACCCAATACCACTCAACTCTTTGCATAGGATCTTTTTTATCCCATTTAAAAGCCTCATCTACTGTAAAACTTTGCTCGTCTCCAGTTTGTGGGTCTATGTAATAAAAAGTACCTATTTTTCTAAATGACTTCCATCTAACTCTGTATACAGGAATTCTATCAATAAAACTCTCTTGATTTTGAAAGTGATAGATTGTTTCTACCTCTTTAATAGTAAGAGGATTGATTACCTGGTTTCCAGGAATACCACTTGGGTAATAGTTCTCAAGCTCATCAATTTGTTCAGGAGTAAGTACCTCATAAAATTCATCAATGATTTGATTAACTGTTAGATAATTTTCTTCTAAGATTTGGTCACATTCTTCAATAGAATCATTATTCTCACCAATCTTAAAAAATACTTGTAGAGGATTTACACGAATTACTTTAGCTTCTCCTGCTACTTCTTCTACTCTATAAAACTCTTCACCTGCAATTAACCAATCTTTCCAACCTGCAGCAAACTTATCTTTAAGTCTTTCATGCTTCTTATAATAAGTTAAAAACTTCTCAGCCGTAATTTCACGCATATCTTTAGCAGACATTTGTGCAGCTTTAATTACATCTTCAGGAGTAGGAATTTCTTGAGGCTCTTCACCTTTTTGCTTAGCTTCTTCAGCAGCAGCTTGAGCATCTTGAGTTAAATAATCGTATAAATTTTGAACAATAATTTGTTTTAACTTATCTTCTTTTTCTGTAATTGCAGTATCATTAACTACTTTTACAATAGGGTTAAAAAACCTTTTATGTTCTTCTCCAAACAATACATTAAATATAGGAAATAGTACATCATATGGTTGTAAAGTAGCAGGTAACTGAAACTTATTAGGCTGATTTTTACCTAAATTAAAAGGATTAGTTACATGCTCAAAATGAGTAATATCTATCTTATTATTTAATAAGTCATAATTTCTTTTGCGCTCTGTTACAGAACGTCTTCTTTGTGAATCTTTACCTTTAGTAGATGCAATAATTGCATCAACGCATTTGTGCTTCCATTCAAGAGTTTCCTTGACTTCACGAAGCACTTTTTGCCTTGGTAATATGACCCTATCTTGATATACTACTTCCATTTGAATCTAATTAGCCTAAACTACAAACTTATTTTTTTAAATTTCATTAAACAATAGATTATTGATAATATCCTGTTCTTCCTATAGCAAATTTAGAACTTTTCTGAAAACCATTGTGAAAGAACTCTTGGTCTAAGAAAGACTTAGCTTGTTCTTCTACTTTAACTTCATACTTACGCATCTCTTCTTTCTGATACAAAGCTACCATTAAAGCCATTACACGGTCAAAGTTACCATCAGGATTATAAAGAATAAGTTCTTTTAATAAAGGTTGGCATCTAATCTTATGACAAACTTTAACATCACCTTCATAAGGTTTTCTAAGCCATGAATTAATTAATCCTTCTCCATACCTTTTAATCTCATTAGACATATGTATTCCATAACCTCTATCTACAGTAGAACCTTGGACTACATCTTTAATTAACTTAGGCTGCTTAGCAAGTAAATACAGTGCTCCACAAGATTCAAAGTAAGTGAACACACCTTTCTTTTCATTCTCATATAAAGCCATTGCATTATAGTATAATAAAAGTCGTCTACAGTTTTCATAAAAGTCATTAGCTGTCTCAGGTCTACCTGAATATTCAGCTACAATTCTATTAGTTAAGTTATCTAAGATAATAATAGAACCTAATGAACCAGACTGAGATTTGTCATGGTCATAAGGGTCAATTCCTCCAATATATCTACCCCATGGAATAACTCCATTCTCATCTTTAATAGGATGTTCATAGAGTACCATAGAACCTTCTACATTAGCTTCAGCTCTAAGAGGAAAATCATAGATAGGTCTATTCTTAGGATTATTTCTCCATTCAGTTTCTCCTTCAGGACTTATAATTACATCTCCTATCCATTCAGCATCTGCTAATTTACTAGTCTCTATATTAGCAAGAGTATATTGTAAATCTTTAAGTGGGAAGATGTTATTTGTTTTAGATAGAAAAACTTCACTAGGTACAATAGGATTATACACGACATACTCGTCATAAGCACTAGCATCTTTAGCAAGTTTCTTTTTCTCTCTTTGTTCTTCTTCACCCAGCCTAGCAAGATGGAGATTAGTATTACCAAACTCATCTTTGTAATTTATTTTAGTATATGTAGATGGAAAGAATAAAGCTATTTTTCCCCTGTTCTCATAAATATCATCAAACACCAAGCAGTCATACGCTTCAGGATCATAAAACATTTTTTGAGAAGCAAGAGTTCCACCACCCACCATATCCCCACCAGTACCAATGTAAAGAGTAGAGCCAAACTTATAATTATTAAGTCTTTGAGTATTTTCATCTGCAAAATGTGATTCAATAAGGTTTTCCCATACACCAATCTCCTCACCTATCTTTATAGTATTTCGACCCCCAACACCAGCTAATGGTTTATCTCGGTATACTCTAGGTTTAAAACAACTTCTAGTACCAACCATTTGCCACTTTCCACCAACTTTCTTTTTATAATAATTTTCTACTTTTTTACCTATGTTCCAAGTACCTACTAAAGTTTTAGCAAAAGGTGCAGGATAATAAATACCATTAACCTCCATACCTCCAGGATAATTATTCAATACATCCTGAATCTTAGTAATCAAGTCATTTACATACGGAGCATTATATGCACTAAGCATAATCTCTGCAGTTTCTTTAGGAATTTCTCCAGGAGTATATTCTTTCTGACCATCAGTTAAATACTCATGTGCAGCTATATTAGCTCCCCAATAAGATTTACCCCAACCACGTGGGCCCATAACAAGTAAGTTCTTAGCTTCTTTGTTATAAAGAGGTTTACCTAAATCTCCTGATTGTCTAGTCCTAAGAAAAGATCTTATGTCTTCTACATCTCCTACTTTTTCAAAGCCTGATAAACCACGAGCTTCAATCCAATAGTAAGCTAAATCCCATACATAGTCTAAATCCCAAGGTCTATCTTTTTTTCTTTTATTCTTATCACCTAAGATAATAGTAGCATAGTTTAAGTAATGATATAACTGTGGAGGACACCATATTCCATTTATCCACTGACCTTCAATTACCTTCTTTTTTTCTCCCCTCCAAAAGTCTAAGTACCCATTACTCATTGGATGGAGTTTAGGTATTTCTTTTAAAGTGAAGTCTCTTCTATTATCCCACATTATATTTCTCCTCGTTCTGTTAAACTTTCCATACCACCTCCAAGCATAGTACCACCTTCACCTTCTTGTACTAATCTAGACATGATATCTTCATACTCTGAATACAACTTAGTATTAGACAAAAGTCTTTTCTCAATCTCATCGGCTGTCTCTGAGTTATATTTTAAAGTCTTCATATACTCAGTCTTTTCATTCATAAGTCTTTCCCACTCTATCATTTGCTTCATAGGTACAGACTTAAACATATCCCAAGCTTTAATATACTCAGATAAACTAGACCAATCAAAGTCAGGCTGCTTTAGTATATCTTCAGATATAAGTTTCTGTCTTTCTGAATCAGATAGAGCTCTATACTTAGAATCAAAGTCTACATAATAGGCAATAGCCCACATCAATCTACTTGACTGGGCTTTACCTTTAGACTTATCTTCTGAATATAACTTACTAAATGCACTAGGAGTTTTTAGTTGAGGATTAACTTCCCAGAAATTAGCAGTTGTATCCCACGAATCAATTACTTTCATAATTTGGGTAAGGTACGTATTCTCTTATAAGAATACTATTAAAATCTAAAAAACTATTTCTCTTAATGCTTCTTAACAAAGCATACTTATCTAAGAATCCTTCTACACATGTAGCTAATTCTTTAGTACCTTTCTTCAAGGTCCAATACCATTTATTATCTATTGATGAACAATAGTACAATAAAGTATATTTCTTCATTATTGTAAGTTTTCTAATTTATAAATAGTAGAGTAGAATAACTCTTCTATACCATCAATTTGGTTTTGTACATATGTATCTTGGCAAATAACTTTACGAGTTTCTTTAACATAATTTAGACAACCTCTTACATAAGACAAAGGACTACCTGAATTATCAAAAGAAGCTTCATAAGTATAGTTTAATAAACCCATTTTACCTTGCATAGATTCAGCTAAGCTATCTACTAAATCAGGTAATCCATCATATAAACTACCTAAAGCCATATGTGCTGCATAAGCACCTGGACCTTTAGCTCTTAAATGATAAATATGTACCTGAACTGCAGCAGCCATAAGGTAAGCACAAAATTCACCTTCTGAAGATGAACTCATTCTACTAGACATGCTAGTAGATTTTTTAGGAGGAAGTGGAATAGCCATTAATGTAAAAATTTAGGAGTGTTTAAGTTATTAGTTTCTTTATATTCTTTCTCATCCTTGATATAATTCATATCTACAATCATCATTATATCAAAGTCACGTATGATAGCCCATTCTTTATCATACATTTTAAAAACATCTATTTGTCTTCCTTGTAAAGCTACCCAATCACCTACTTTTAAATGTGCAATTGCATCACTTAACTTAGGGGATAGAGCTACTACAGGATGAGCAATAGCTTTAGTTTCTTCAGAACCTGCTGGAAGGTATACTCCGCCTGAAGTTTTTAAATTACGAACATATTCAATAAGAATAAATCCATTTAAAGGTGTAAAATGCTTACGCATTTTTTCGTGTAGAACGCTTTGTTCTTCTGGTTGATTTTCCATTTTTATTTTTAGTTATATTTTGTTTAAATCCTGTAATTTGTACTGTAGTTCCATCCATTTTATAGCTCCTTATTTCTTCATAAGATTCTTCTAACACTAACCATCCTATATTTTCTACATAAATCCTACATCTATTCAACATAGGTTCTCCTTTATTATTAAAGAAGTAGTCTACAATTTTTAAATCATTTATATCTATAACACTCTTACCTTTTGCATTTCTTTTTATTACTTTTTCTTTAGCATCAGTTAAGTTTGTTAGATATGATACTTCTATCGAAGATCCTCCTCTGTTAAGTCTGGCCATAAATCTTGGGGGCATTTACTTTTTAAACTTCTACTTTTAGCCTCTAATACACAGCCACATAATTTGCATCTTGATAACATACCTATTGCTGGAGTAGTACTATTATGTTTACAAGAAATACATAAACCTAATCTTTCTTCAGCAATTTTTTCTACTTTAGGATTTAAGTCAACTAGATTTTTCCACCCCTCTGCTATTTCTGCTAATTTCTTTATCATGTTTTTCTACATTAATATACTTTAACTTAAACTTAGGCACAACAAACTTACCAAACTTTGGTAACAGAATATTATCTCCTTTTTCTTCCCTCATTGTGTTTGCTACATTCTCAAACATACTCTTAAAAGCCATTTCTATTTTGCTTTTAGGAATTCCTGTTTCATAAGAAACTTTTTTATAAACTTCATCTAAGTCTATCTTCATTTCTCTGGTTCAAATGCTACAAACAGTCTAAATTTATTATCTTTAGGATAATTAATTAGCTTAGGATTTATTTCATTCCCCTCTATCAATCCTCTATCTCTTAAAGATGCTAATAATTTATTAAACAACTTAGAATTAATCTTCATCTTTTTCCTTATAGCTTCATAAGTTTTTTCATTAAAGATTAAATCATTTAAAACTTCAGGATCATAATGTCTATGAGCATAATGCAAAGTCATCAAAGATGAAAGTATATCTACTTCTCCTTTACTTAGGTGTAAAACTGGGTTTAACCAAGTAAGATATGTAGCAAAGAATCTATCTTTAGGTGTCTTAATGGTAATCATATTTCAAAGATAGTTGCAATTTATATTACTAGCAAAAAAAATAGCCTAACTCATTGAGAATTAGGCTAATTATTTTTTTAGAGGTAATTTTTTAGTTATTTGTAATGATTTTCTTCTCTGTTGAACCATCATTATACCTGTAAATCAGCAATTTATTAGGTATTTCTGAACTAGGATTACCATAAATATCAGTAATACTTACAACTACTCTAGCTGTAGGTATAGGAGTAGTAAAAGCTCCTGTAATCCAAGCACTACCATAAGTACCTGTTGAATTACACTCCTTTCTAAACTGATACACATATGTAGTATTAGCTGCTAAAGGATTAATAGTATATTGATTAACTGTATCCCCTACTATCTTAGTAGTCCAAGCTGCAGCAGTAGACTTTTTATACTGTATTTTATATCTAACTCCACAGCTATCATCTGACCAATTAAATCTATTAGAAGTAGCAGTTAAACTATCTAAAGAATAAGCAGGTTGAGTACACTCGCATAAAGTAGTAAAGTACTTTATTGTAGAGTAAGCAGATAATGTAGTGCCATTAATAGAAGCTATTGCATATTCATAGTTAGTTGAGTAAGTAAGTAAGTAAATAGCTTTAGTTGCTGTATCAGGAAGAGTAATATACTTCCATGTAGCAGCACCTACTGCTCTATACATAATCTTATATCCTGTAGCACATGTATTTTTAACCCAATTAATAGTAACAGAAGTACCTTTTGGTACAGATACAATACTAGTAGGTGCTTTAAAACATTCATTAATAAGTATGCCTACTTTATAAACTGAATCTCCTGAAGTACCTCCATTATTATTCGCAGCCATCAATGCTCCACTCATCTTTACTTGACCACTTCCTAATGCAGGTGCTACCCAATTCCATGACCATGATGAACTTGAGTTACCACTTGTAGTATGTGTAATGTATTTAGTACCAGTAATTTTTGTTTTGGTTGAATTGGTAATAACCATTGTACCTTTATAATTCCCTACTGAATCTTGAGGACTAGCTTGAAAACCAAATCTTACATAAGTAGGTTTATTTACTGTAGCTGTAAATGTGTAAGTTGTTCCTGGTACATATCCTGTTGATGGGATATTACTAGTAATTTTAGCAATACTAGTGTCTGCTATTACAGCAGTACCTGAGTGACATCCACTTGTAGCACAAGTTCTAAAGTTAGTAGCTTTATCATAAGCATATCCTGAAGGTGCTCCATCAGGAGAGCTAATGATACTGTGAGTTAATCCTAAAGTGAATAGGATGATTGCAATAAATGTAAGTGTGTGTTTCATAACTTAATTAATAAGGAGTGTGTCCATTATAATACCATCTTCTTAAAGTAATTAAATCACAAGTATCCATTCCACTTGGAGGCATATCATGTAAATAAATTACTCTTTTAAAAAAACTACCATCTTCACAAGCTGCATTTAACTTATCATACACCAAATATTCTTGATGACAAGCTTTACAATTCTTAGAAATGATAGGTTTAATATCAGCTACATAGCTAATATTCTTTTTTCCACAAGGAGTAATTGCATCTTTCTCCTCTTCATGTTTACAACTTACTAAGAATAGACTTAGTAATAGTCCTAATAAAAATAATATACGTAATTTCATGGGCATAATTTTTAGCTAAAATAACTATTAGTCTCTAAAATACCAAATAGTTATAATTGAACACACCTATAGCCCTGCGGAAATGGGATTTTTCCAGCCTGTCTTCATTCAACATACCTTGGTTTAGCTCGTCTGAGTAGAGTTATCTACTTTTACCTCCAGTATGGGCAATCACAATCTCCCCATAGCCTTTTAAAAAACATACTGTTTTCTAAACCTTGTGTATATCAGGGTACTTCACCTCTATTTGAGGGTTTATTGCCCCTAGGAGAGTCTAACCATACATGCTAGGTGGCAGCATTGACCATTAGACTAGTCCTATATTCTGCTTTAGAGAGAGGCCTTACGGGACCTCTTTAATTCAACTTTAGGAAATTGCAAAACTAACTAAGTATGAACTCTAAAAAATCATCTTTACAAATATAAACTAATATTTTTTAAAAACAAGTAGGAAATGAAAAAAAATTTACTATATTTGTCTTGTCTGTCATTTGTTTCCTTTCATGTTATAGCCTGTAGCCTATCCCCTACAGGCTACTTTTTTCCTTTATTATCCCCACATTAGATAGTATCTATTGTCCTACCCCTCTACTTGAGGGGTTTCTCTTTTAAAATAAAAAAAAAAATAAAAAACCCCTGCGGAAGACAGAGGTTTTTTGGGCATGTGGTTTTCAGAATAAAGAACGCAGTACAAAAATAGCAAAATTTGTTATATTTACAACTTTTGATAATATGATTTTACAACTAGACCCTATGATTCCCATATTTTCCATAGAACACAACATGGAAGGATATGCCTTTTTAGTCATAGACTATTCACAAGAGCATGACTTGCTTTATACTTGTGCCCTAGACAATGGTGAGATTTGGACCATTAATAACAAGGACCTAAGATTCTGCTATAACAGATCTTTAGATAGAAAAAAAGGTCCCCTTTCAGAGACCTAATTTTTCCACACCTTGAGAAGCCTTGGGCTATAAAGAACGAACTATAAAGATAAAATTTTTTTTCTAAATTTTTTTTATTTGGATTTTTGTGAGGGGGAAAAAAATTCTTTAAATTTTTGAGAGGGTGATACACCTATTGAAAACCACCCCACCCTAATAATAAACCAAATATAACCCCTATGGCAAAGCTAATTAATCAAGGCAAAGGCTCTTCTGGATTAGGAATTAATTCACGAATCGTAGCAACAATCTCTCATCCAACAATTAAAGGACTGTGCAAGACCTTCACGTTTTGGGCAGTTGCTGAATTTCAAGAAATTGAAGTGGATGATAAAGAGGTAACAGACATTCTGAAAAACTTAGTCGAGAAGACTAATGAGAATGGCACGTTTTACGTGTGGAATGGTCAGTAATGACCATTTTTAAAGGTCATTGCAATACACAACACTGCAATGACCTTCCTTTCTTTTATGTAATGCATTAAGACTCAGAGCTTTATGAGTAAAATATTAGTTGATGACAAAAGCTTAGTGAACCATCAACTCTTTTCCCACTTTTGAAACACACGATACGACAAGAGTATTGTTTATAGTATAGCATTAGTTACATTGTGACTATATGTTCGCTTCTCGTTTGGCAGAAGTCTAGAGTAATTAACTAGAGTTGTAAATGTCAGACTATCCAGTAACTTTCCTGGCGGTGGCTCACCATACTAGACAAGTGAGAATTAGCATTAGTTGTAATACCTGACGAGGTAACAATTAAAATTAGAGTAGGCACATACAACTATTCACACAAACTAGATAATAGCGGTCCTATTAATCTATAAACCATTAGTTCTTGCAAGAATTATATGGGTTGTTATGTGTGATAAAAATAGAAGTTGAAGTATCTCTTTTATTACAACTATTGCTTTATTAGTTCACAGTTAAACACAATAATAAACAGCAATGAAAAAATCAGAATTGTACGCTCGTTACTATCATTTCAACGAAGAAATCATAGAAGTAACACCCGAAGAGTTTTATGCTCATTTCATTCCTGAAAACAAGGATAAAGTAAATCATTTTGAAGATGGTTCTACTAGCTGCTATACTATACGTCTAGATGGTGTAGACTATATGCAGTTCTCTTCTCATTGGAATGTTGGGTGGCAAGGAGATGTAGACTGTGATCAGTTCTTTTGTAAGAAAGA